GACAATTACAAGTTAAAGACAGAGGTTATGTGGAAGTAGGACAATCAGCAAAAATAAAATTGGCAAGTTCTGAAGCATTTACATATCTTCCAATAGGAGCAAAGATAATATCTATATCGCCTGATGCTGTACAAGGACAAACAATGTCTTACTATGAAATAGAACTAGAATTAGATTCTCAGGCTTTTGTCAATGGAGAAATGCAGTATAAGTTGGTGCCGGGTGTACAGGTACACGTGTTCGTGCTTACTGGTGAGCGGACAATTTTAAGTTATGTGACGACACCGTTCCACAACAGCATTGGTCAAGCACTACAGGAAAGATAGAATGGAAGAACAAAAGAAACTCACAATAAAAGAAAGGTGGAAGAAAGCCGCCACAGCAGACAACATTGTAGACTTCAGTGTTGATGTATTCCTTATTGTGTTTGATGTATTAAGTTCTCCCATACTGATTGTTATGAGAGTGATACGTTGGTTGTTGAATAAATTTGTAAACAAACATATCAAAGGCTTTATAAAAAGAATAGTGCATTGGTTTTTGGATCAACGTAAAATAAGATTGGCAAGAGGACAGAACATATTTCGCTACTACTGGTACTTGTGGTTATTAAGTCCTGTAATAATGTTAGGACTTTCACTGTTCTTTGGCGTATCAATTGGCATACTTGAAGGACTCAAAGAGTTAGGATGATTAAATTTTTCAAATGGATAATTGTTAACCTACTTGTGGCACCTGTATTTTACATAATGACTTTTCCTATATGCAGTTTAATTGCATTAATGGATTGGGGTAATGGCAAAACTTATAAAGAAAACTTAAGAGAAGTAATGGGAATTAAACAACAATGAAGATATTCACAAGCATATGGATGGTGATTGTGTTTGCCATAGTGTTGACTGGAATAAGAATAGACAACAGTGACACAGTAAAAATTTTAAGATATAAAACATGGGACAAATTTCAAACAATAAAACCAAGACAGATTGTAAGTGATTCAGTCACTGTGGTAAACATCACAGAACAAGATTTAAAAACATATGGGCAATGGCCATGGCCCAGACACATAATGGCTATGCTTCATGCTAAACTGTCTGATGCTGGTGCTATACTTGTGAACTACAATATATTATTTGCTGAACCAGATAGAATGAGTGGTGTTGAATATTTAAAGTCAATGCCCATGACTAATGATGTGCGGGATCAATTGAGTAATATTTTATTAGACACAGATGCTGTGTTTTCTATAGTGTTGAAAGAATCAAATAAAGCGGTGCTCATGATGAGTGTTAAAAATGAGTCTGATACAAATTTACCCAGCACCACAAAGATTATAGAAAAGGGCAATGTCAAACCTTGGTTGTATGAGTTTGGTGGCATTGTTTCTCCACACGCAAAAGTTTCAGCAGGAGCATCAGGCATGGGTGTTAATGTAACATCACCAGAACCAGATGCTGTGGTAAGAAAAATGCCTGTGCTGATTAGAATAAATGGAAAAATTTATCCCAGCATGATATTAGAAAATGTTAGGTTGTTAAACAATTCAAAAAGAATTAAAGTTGTAGCCAAACAACATGGCATAGATGAAGTGCTTGTAAGTAAAAAGGCAGGCATACCTGTAAATCATCATGCAGAAATGTATATCAACTATGCTGATCCTACAATGTATGTGAACATGACAGCAACTGATATTCTTTCTGGCAACTACAACGAAAACAAAATAAAAAATAGAATTGTGATTGTTGGTTTAGATGCCGCAGGATTGAGTGTGTTAAAATATACACCACACGGACTTACAACAGATCAGAACATAACTGCCCAAGCATTAGATACTTTACTCACAGACAAATATTTGTTGCGTACACCTCAAGCAGACACTTATGAAATTGTGTTCATGGCACTGTTACTATTATTGTTGATAATGGTATTACCTAGAACCAGTGTGTTGTTGGCTGTGCCTCTTTTATTATTTGTGGAAGTGGGTGTTGCCTACGGATCATTCATGGCATACGCAAACAGAGGATTTCTTGTAGATCCATCTTGGATAATGCTGTCTGTGTTTTTGATTTGGTCTCATTCTGTGTACAATAACTTTGCCACACAGAGCAGATTGCGACAACAAATCAAGAAACAGTTTGAACACTATCTTGATCCTGGCATGGTTAAAAAATTACAAAAAGATCCATCACTGTTAAAACTTGGTGGCGAGACAAAGAACATGACATTCTTGTTCTGTGACATCAGAGGCTTCACACCTATCAGTGAGAAGTACAAAGGCAATCCAGCAGGACTAACAAAATTGATTAACAGATTCTTAACACGCATGACAGATGTCATAATATCAAATGGCGGAACCATAGACAAGTTTATGGGTGACTGTATCATGGCATTCTGGAACGCACCTATTGAAAACAAAAAGCACAGAGAGATGGCAGTCAAGAGTGCTATTGAGATGACCAAGGCACTAGCAGAATTAAATGTGCGTCTTCAAGCAGAAGGACTTCCACAGATCAACATAGGAATAGGAATCAACACAGGTGACGCATTGGTTGGTAACATGGGATCAGAACAGAGATTTGATTACTCAGTGATTGGTGACGCAGTTAACCTAGCAAGTAGATTGGAAAGTTCAAGCAAAACATTAGGTAAAACTATTGTGATAGGTGAGGACACAAGACACACTATTGAAACTGTTTACCCGTTTGATTATATAGACAGCATCACAGTCAAAGGTAAGACTGAGAATATTAAAGTTTATACTGTTAAGTCTTTTTAGATTTTTTGTCTTGCTTTTCTTTGTGTTCAAGCACCATGTTTAACTTTTGTGTTAAACGTATCATGTCATTGTCTAGCATTCTTATTCTATCTATAAGTGCTATCAGTGTTGTATTGGCTTCGCCCAGTACAGGCTTTATTTCTTTGGTTACCCAAGTCCACACATAGTAAACAAAGTAACCCAAACCAAATGCGGCTACAATAGGGAATCCAAATTCTTTGATTGCGTTGGCAAATTCAAGTGTGATCATCTAGTCTTTCCTCGCATCTTCCTTGCCTTCGTTAGCGGCAAGTCTATCCACATTGGGTTTGACTCCAGTCACGTGTGAAAGCAGAGCATCAATCTTAATTAGATCATTGTTCATGGTCTGAACTCTGTTGTCCAGTGCTTTAATGATGTTTTTAAGACCATTCACAGACCCTGTCACAGTGGCTAATATAAATTTCAAAATGATGAATATGAATACGCCTGATGCCACAGCACCTGCTATTGGAAATCCTACTTCTGATACAAATTGTAAAAAGTTCATAATAATATATGTATTTATAGGCACAAATACACCATCAATTAAAAGATTGACAACCAAAATTAGACCTGCTATACTATGAATACCTGCTTTATATTTGCTTTCTAATCGGTAAATAGTAAAAAGTAGGGCAAGACTATGAAAAAACGTACCAGAAGCATACTAGATGAATTGAGAAACATTGGCAGAGTCAATGACGCTGAAGCCTTCATAGAAACAACAGGATCAAACATCATTGAAAGTGCTGTGAATCTGTTGAACACAATCGCAGAGAATTACCCAGAAGAACAAGCACAGGAGTTGGAAAGACGTTTTTTAAACAGTATTCGTAACAAGGAAGCCAAGAAGTTTCAAGTTGGCATTAAAAAAATAATTGAAAGTAAAAAGACAAATGAAGATTCTTAAAGAGGGTGGCAATGTATTCAAAGATCCTAATGGACAAATAGCCACAACTAGAATTAATCAAGCAGATGTGTCTCCCACACTTGCCTGGTTAGAAAAAATTACAGGACTAGATTTACAAAACAACACATTAGGTACCACTGGCAAAGCACCCACTTCAGGAGATTTAGATGTTGCTATTGATCAATCCAAAGTTACTAAAGATCAATTGGCAGACAAATTGAATCAGTGGGCAATACAAAACAAACAAGATCCTAAACTGTGGGTTAAGAAGAGCGGGATCAGTGTTCACTTTAAAACTCCTATCAGAGGCAGTGCCAAGAATGGTTATGTACAAACAGATTTAATGTTTGGTGATCCGGAATGGATGAAGTGGAGTTTACAAGGTGGCGAACCTGGATCAGAATACAAAGGTGCAGACAGACACGTGATGATGGCTTCAATTGCCAAACCACTTGGATACAAATGGAGTCACAAAGCAGGACTACTCAATAGAGACACCAATGAACCAGTGACTAAAGATCCTAACAAGATAGCAGAATTATTGTTGGGCAAAGGAGCAACTGCCAACGACCTTAACACTGTGGAAACAATTCACGCAAAAATTAAAGGCAGATCAGACTATGATACTTTAACAGCAGATGTAAAAGATTCATTTGCCAAGATGGGTAAAAAATTGCCTGAGAATATTAATGACCCTATTGGCTGGTACAGAAGATTACTTAACAAAATTAAAATATGAGATTAGTAGAATTTAAAGAAGTGGACAAAAAGAATGTCGCACTGAAAGAATCAAGAATACAACACGCAGAAGATTTAATCTTCTGGGAAGGTTCTAAAGGAGCCATAAGAGCCATTGAACAATTACAATCATTAAGCAAAAGCACACAGTCACTTACAATCAAGTGGGATGGTTCTCCTGCTGTGGTGTTTGGTAGAAATCCAAATGGAGAATTTATATTTACAGACAAGTCTGGATTTGTTGCTAAAGGTTATGATGGTAGAGCCACAAATCCGGAAGATTTAAAAAGTACCATTATGGGACGAGGCAAAGACCCTTCCAAAAAGAAATCACAATCTCAATATGCTTCTAAGATGGCTTCAGTGTTTAACACAATGGCAGAAGCAGTACCTGAAAACTTTCAAGGATATTTTGTAGGAGATATGTTGTACTTTGCTACACCTAAAAAATCAGGAAACAGTTTAGTATTCAAACCTAATGTTGTACAATACAATGTAGATGCCAACAGCGAAATAGGACAAAAGATTGCCAACAGTAAAGTTGGAGTTGTTGTACATCACACATTGACCGAAGATGGTAAAATATTGCCTATTAAAGATTTAGATATGGTTCAAGGTTCTGTGTTGGCAATTCCACCTACAACAATCAATAAAAAACAACCTATCCAAGTTAAAGGATTAGATCAATTGAAATCACTTGTTAATAACAGTGGAGCAGACATAGATAAACTTTTGAACAAAAACAAAATAGCACAAATGAAATTAACTGACCTTCCAAACATATTGTACACATATACTAATAGCAAAGTGGATACAGGATTAAAAAGATTGGGAGATGATTTTTTAAGATGGTTGGCGGCAAGTGCTGTGAGCCAGCCTAAAAGAATTAAAATTAAAGAATATGTAACAGCAAACATGAACGCATTCAGCAAACTGTGGAATTTGGTTGGCGGAATAATGACAGTGAAAGATTCAATCATCAATCAATTGGATTCAGCACAGGGCGATATAACAGCAACGATCAATGGTAAACCTGGCGGAGAAGGATATGTGTTAGGGTCTCCAGAGGGCAATATGAAATTGGTGAAACGTTCTGGCTTCACTAGAGCCAACAGAGCGATAAATAGATAAGGAGAACACAATGAAAGCAAAAGAATTTATTAAAGAGTTTAAAGACATAGATCCAGCAGATGATCCAAATGCAGGAATGGATAAAGAATTCAAGCAGGATTCTATATTCAATCAATTAGGTAAAATACTGGACAGTCGAGGCAATCCAAATCCATTGGACACAGTGACAACAGATGATGGTAAAAAATTCAAAGTATCAATGAATCAAGCCACAGTGTTGAGAAGATTGTTAACTGCACCTAGTGTTAAACCTCAGGTTAAAGCACAGTTCACGAAGGATCTTCAACAAAGTCAAACCATTGAAAAGTTTTTACAAGCAAAAGATATGGTAGAATTATTTGTGTCAACATATGGAATCGATAAAGCAGAACCAAGCAACTACTAATCAATTGGACTTTTTAAGTTCATTATTTGAAGCACGTATGACTCGTGATTCACGAGATCAAAAAGTCCTTACCTATACAGATTGTGCAGAAAGATTGTACCTTACACTGTTGATCTTACAACTGTTGAATCAATATCCTACATACAGACAATTAGCCACAAGATATGCTAGAGAAACCAAGCATTCAAATTATGATAGATTTAGAATGTATTCCACAGATTTGTATAATTTTGTGTATTTTGTTACAGGTGACGAAGAAGCAATAAACAAACTTAAAGACCCTAAGAATGCTATGGAGATGAGAAAGAAAAGCAGTTTCCCTACAATGGCATTCAACAGATATTTGTCCGCTTTACAACAAGGATTAATAGCACCAAGTATCATGCAGATTTTTTTAAGCATAGAAAATGGATTACGCCTAAGGAATGCAGACTATAAATCAATTAGAAGAAGTCTTTTTCAATTCAACACACTTTCAGCACGTGACAAGCAGAATCTAGTTACAAGATTACTTCATGCCGCTAGAGCAAAATTAAGAAGTTCTGACAGCATAGAACACTTGGAAAAATTAGCCGCTGATAGGAATTTAGAAACAGGTAGAGTTAATGATGCTGAACCTAAAGTGAGTGTTCCAGATGTTAGTACTCAAGGTAGAGATCTAGCATTGTACAGATATCTAGTGGGAGGCAAAAATCTAGTGGCTGTAAAACGTTTCATAGACTCTGCTCTATCAGGCAAGTCAATACCATCTTCAATAGTGGGTGCTTATCTACCAGCAATAAAATTAATAGACGATATTGTTAAAGCAGGCCCGGCTTTTGTCAGTGTGCTTAAAGCATTACAATCTAGAGCCAAAAAGACCCGAAAATAATATAGTAGCACACATATATTACCAAAACCTACTAAATAAAAGCATATACACTTCGGAGCGAAGTGTGTCATTTAACGATAAAGAGGAGAAAAACAATGGCAACAAGAACAAACCCAGCAATAGCAAAAAACGGTAATGGTTTAGGTCCAAGAACTAGAATCATCAACCTTGCTAAATCAAACATGACTGAAGATGAACTAAATGCGGCTTTAAAATTTTTAGCGGCAGGTGGTACAGCAGGAACTGACGATGCTCACACAGTAGCAGGCGTAACTTGTTTAACTGAATCAGGTGTATTCACATCAGGAACAACTGACGATGTACAAGTAGCAATCCAAGGAACAGGCGCATTTACGGCGGCTTCAAACTTTGGTATTGGTTCTACAGGTGTAACTTCAAGTTTACTTGCAGACTTCAATCAACAATAATTTTATTAATTAATACAATTAATATTTTTATTAAAAATACAGAAAAGAGCGTTCAGGAAACTGGACGCTCTTTTTTTACGACATATAAGTAAATGTGCTAGGAACAACAGCATATGAGATACAAAATATTATCACTACTGGACATCACAAAAACCATGGCAAGACGTACTCGTTCAGCAGAGGACAAACCTGCTAATCAGTATGCCAACTACATGACTTTTGAGAACTCACTTCAATTGAGATCCAATGTGAATATCGTGTCAGGACCCACAGCAGAAAAACAGGACATTACCAATTTAATGTTTGGTGAAAATTACGTGGGAGAACACATGGTATGGACCACAGTGATTGAACTTGATTTTCCAGATGCTGTGAAGCAAGAATTCTTTGAAGAGGACTTTGATCTGATTCCAATGGTTATAGGTTTGGACGAGACTATCAAAATTAAAACTGGTGCATACAGGACAATGGACCCAGAACACACCAATATACTGTTCATTAAACAAATAGATAACTGATGTTGATGCGGAATAAATACAATACAAGGCTTACAGAGGCACCAAATACAAGGCATCTTCCAAGAGAAATAAAATTGATTAACAACGGAAGTGAGAGAAATGGCTACTGAGCTGGAAAAACAAAATTTAGAAGCACACGTTGATTTGTGCGAACAGAGATACAAAAACCTTGAGACTCGTTT